AGTGTCTCTTTTTAGTCAACTAGCGTGTACAATTAACAACATGGATAAAAACAAAGCAATATCACTAGCGGGTAGCCCAGCCAAATTAGCGCGTTTATTAGGTGTGTCTAGGCAAGCTATACATAATTGGACTGAAATTCCTAAACTTAGGGTTTTTCAGCTAAGAGTTATGCGACCTGAATGGTTTGACGTAATAAACTAGTGTATAATCCAAACCGTTGCAGTAGTACGCAATAACTTGACCACTTAGATAAGTATCTTGTCCTGAACGTACTTTACGTTTTAGGAGTACTACCAAGATACTTAATTAAGTGGTTTTTTTATTTGTATTAGGCATCCGTAACCCACACGGAGCAGAGCGTTTGAATGGACGGCTTGGGATAAAACACCGCACTCTGATACACCCCAGAGCAAAATGTGACCAGACTTAGTTTAGGTACTGGTAAAACCTTGAGCCTACGGTGGAAACTAACTCAGGGTATAAGCGAATAAACTCGTCAAGCGCACTTGGGCTTTTTTTGTTTTTGTTATTACTTTTATTTAAATTATGTTAAACAATATAGCTGGAGAGGGAATGGTACTATCCACCCTAGTAGAACCTATGGGGAATCAATAATGAGAATCGTATGCTGGTTTAGTTGTGGAGCAGCTTCAGCAATAGCAACCAAAATCGCTATTTCAGAAAATGCCGGGAAATTGCCTTTAATAATTGCTTACACAGAAGTTATTGAAGAGCATCCTGACAATAAGCGTTTTCTGTCCGAGTGTGAGAAATGGTTTGGTCAGAAAATAGAGATATTAGGAAATGACAAATACGACCGTTCTATTTACAAAGTATTTGAAAAAAACTTTATTCGCACCCCAAAAGGAGCACCTTGTACTAGAACCCTAAAAAAACAGGTTAGGCAACGTTTTGAACAGGTTGGAGACCGTCAAGTGTTTGGATATACGGCAGAGGAACAAGCGCGTTTAGATCGCTTTATAGACGCCAACAATGATGTAGATATATGGACGCCATTAATAGACAAAGGATTGGGCAAGGAAGATTGTTTGGCAATGCTGAAAAACGCAGGAATTGAGTTACCAGCTATGTATAAACTTGGGTATCACAATAATAATTGCATTGGATGTGTTAAGGGAGGAATGGGATACTGGAATAAGATTAAAGTCGATTTTCCAGAGCACTTTGACCGAATGGCAAAACTTGAAAGGTTTAAGTCTCAGACTGTATTTAAGGATAGATATTTGGATGAATTAAAACCAACTGATGGGAATTACCCACAGGAGCCAAATATTGAATGTAGTATATTTTGTCAATTAGCAGAGGAGAACCTATGACATTTGAAGATTTTTGGAAAGCATGGCCTAGATCAACAAGAAAAGGGGCTAAGTCCCAATGCCTTAAAGTTTGGAACAAGACTTACTGCGATTCTTGTGCAGATCAGATCATTAAGCACGTTGAGTGGATGAAAACGACCGACCAATGGCGAAAAGACAACGGGGCTTTTATTCCAGCTCCTCTTGTATACTTAAATCAACAAAGATGGGACGGGGCTGATATCCCAGAGATATCTACAATGGTTCAGGAACGTGATCCTTACCTTGTTAAACTAGACCAGGAAAAGGCTAAGGCTGTACCCATGCCGGACTGGATACGTGAGAAAATGAAAGGAATTGGAAGTGGAGTTTAAAACTATTTGGCAACCCGTACCCAAGTGGGATGTACCCGTAAAAGAATTAGAACTTAGAAAAACGCCCAGACACGATGACGAACTTAAACGTGATCGTTCGGCAAATAAAAAAGAGGCTGACTTATACAAAAGGTGGCTCAGAAATGGACGCATTTGACGAACAGTATGAGGAGATTGTAGAGCTGTACGCCCACCTAGCTATGCAACCAGCTTGGGTTGAGTACGTACGCGATCAGGTACGTCAAAAGATGCGAGATAACTCATTGTTTAAAAATCTGGCTGAAGATGTAAAAAATACGATACAAAGGAAAAATAATGAGACGGGCAGCTAGGCGCGATGACAATGAAAAAGCGATTGTGGAGGCTCTACGGGCTAATGGCGCGACCGTTTATTACCTTGACGAACCCTGTGATCTGCTTGTCGGTATTAACGGCAAAACCCTACTTATGGAGTGTAAAAACCCTAATTCAGCTTATGGTAAAAAAGGATTTAATGAGAACCAAAAGCACTTTGCTGAGAACTGGAAAGGTGGGCCGTTTTGCCTGGTTGATTCTGTAGATAGCGCCTTGCGTATGCTTAATTTATTATTATGAAGTTTAAACTTACATCAGAATCACAGGCCAAAGCACTTATGCAACGGGTCTGGCCTAAAGTCATAGAGGCGCTCAATTCTGGTAAAGAGCTTGATTTAGAGATTGTGGACGCCAAAAGGTCAAATGACCAAAACAACCTGATTCACGACATAATAGACAACATATCTGTTGCAGCCAAGCATCTGGGCGCACAATGGGATGCGGAGAGTTGGAAACGGTTTTTAATTGACCAATTTGCGACAGAAATAGGAATGACGGGCGGTAAGGTTGTGCCGTCCCTTGATGGGTCTAGGATCGTCCAACTGGGGCTACAAAGCCGTAAATTTAGTAAAGAAGAGGCCAGTCAGTTTATTGAATGGCTTTACGCTTGGTGTGCTGAACATGAAATCCAACCTAAAAAGAACGTACATTCGTAGCCCAAAACTACTGTCCAACTGTAGGTATTTGTTTTGTCAGCTGTGCGGTGCGGATGACGGGACGATTGTCGGTGCTCACTCAAACCAAGGCATACACGGCAAAGGAAAAAGCATAAAGGCTGACGATAATATGATCGCAGCGCTGTGCCACATCTGCCACATGGATTTAGACCAAGGATCTATCTACTCCAAGAAAGAACGCGAGAGACTTTGGAATACAGCGCACCTTAAAACAGTTTACAGGCTTATAGAAGCCAATTTGTGGCCTGATAATGTGCCTGTACCCCAAAGCTACTTAGACTATAAAAACAGCCTTACTTAGATGGATGAGCCTTTTCAGCAGGCAAAGATTCGTGCTTTTTGAGCTTGTCCTCTAGTCTGTGCAACTCGTTCTCTGTTTTCTTTTCGTGCTCACGAACCACAACATAGTGTGATTTCTTTGAGGGATATGATTTGCCGTCTATTTTAAAGTTCATGCCATCTCCAATGCTTGTGTTGTTACTTGTGAAATCCTAGCAGTCCAGCCTTTGCCAAAATGCGGAAATGTGTCTAACCCTTCTAAAAACTTTTGGCGTTCAGCGTCAAAGTATTTAATGAGTTGGTCTACTGGAAACTTAGAGATTTGAGACAATGTTTCTTGACCCATCACCCCGTCTGCCCTTACTGATAATATTCTCTGAAGAAATGATACGCTACGGCTACTGCCAGAATTAACGGCACAATCAAACATAGCGTAATCCAACCCATTAGGTAGATCGTCACCATGTACATGATCCCAGTAAAGAGTTTTATAGATTGGCGCAACATCTTCATGCGTTAATCCCCTCATTGTTGCCTCGTCAACTGGATGACCCACATACTTCTCGTACACGGCTTTGGTTACTCCAAGGTTGGTCATACCCCCTGGGTCTTTAGGATCGTTAACAAAACCGCCCTCGTGAACCAAGAGCATTTGTAAAGATTTGGTAAAGTTTTCTTTCATTTTGTAGGCTGTGATTGGTGGAGCATTGCGTCTTTGGCCTGAGAGCCTGCGCTAGATCCAAAGTAAAACGACATGATAGCAGTCCAGGCAGTACCTAAAGAGCCAAGCATCAATAATAAAGCGTCTGAAGTCTTAAATGTTTCCATCATCAAGCCAACCAGTATGCCAAAGAATCCAACTGTAACCAACAATGCTAATAGCGGTGGAATGATGGAATGTGTGTCTTTTTGCAACTCACGAGCTGATTTTCTGTCTGCGGTTGCTAATTGCTCAAAGTCCAGTCCTAACTCTTGTGCCTTAGCTTTCAGGGCAATCTCGGCTTGTTGTATAGACGCAACTTGCTCGGCAGTCAGTTTATTGTCCTCGATGCTCTTTTGGATGTCCTCAGACTTCATGCCTAAAGCAGATTCAAGCGCAGATACCGCCATCCCTGCGACTGGCGTACCAAGGCAAGACGCTACGGTTGGGGCAAGCTGTTCAATTGTTGTTAACCAGTTCATATCTATCCTTTATGCACAATACTTAGGCCAATAGCCTGTTTTCCTGAAAATACGCTCACACTCAATTGTTGCGTCATCATAATAATGTTTTCTAAACTCAATGTCCCAGTCCTGTTGTTTTTTCTTGCTTTTGTAATCAACATTAATTTCGTACATTAAGCCTGCGATAACAAGGGAGACCACCAAGATTGCAATACCGATTGCAATTCTAATGTGCCACTTCTCCAATTGTTGAGATCTTCTTCTTTGGTAAGCCTCTTCTTTTTTTTTAAACTTGCGTCTTGTTTAGCTTGCTCTTTCATCAATCTATCGCGCTCGGCACTAAACTCAGTCCAGACTGCGCCCAGTTCAGGCGGTGATTCGTACACCAACATCTGCCTTAAATCGTACTCAGCTTGCTCTAGTTGTTTCTTTTGCAATACGTTTTCTAGGGCGATTGATTGTATAGATTTACCCTTTGGAGGATTCTTTTTGCGTTCCTCGGCCTGTTTAATCGCGTTGTCTTGGTGGTCAAAAAACGACCCTAGCGCACCACTCAACTCATTAACAATCTTGACTACTTCACCGCCTGTAGATTTAATCTCTTTATAGGCAGCGACTCCGCTTTTTACTGCGGAGAAAGCCATCATTGCTAATGTGAACGGATCCATTATTTAAACGTGAAATAATGAGACAAAAATCCGACTAAACTGGATAACCCTGATACGACTATCATACCCACCCACAATCCACCTCTTGACTTGTCAGCCATCGAAATTAGCTTGTCAATGGACTCTTCAAGTTTGTCAATCTTGCGTTCCATTGAATCAAACTTCTTTTCGTACTCCTCAACTCGTTGCCAAAGAGCGCCATATTTAACCAGATCAATAGGTGAATCAGCCATGATTAACTTTTCATTATGTACGCAAGTGCGTAGTACGGGGGCATATTGGCATTAGAACCACTTACACCAGCGGTTTGGTTTGTTGTCGATGTAGCCACCGTAATACCTGTGCTTGCGGTGCTTGTGTTCTGAGTTGTATTTGCAGTAAATACTTGCGTAGAACTACCAGACTGAGGAGCTGTAGTTGTTGCTTGGTTGTAAGTGTGATTGTGTCCTGGGTCTGTAACAACAGAAGTTGATGTTGCTGTGTGAGTGTGCGATACAACTACCGCATCGGTTGATCCACCAGTTTGGCCTACAGAGTAAGAGTTGCCTGCGCCAAGCACAAACGAATTACGCAAATCCGGTGTGCCGTTTGATCCGTTACACAACAACCATCCGCTAGGAATAGCACCAACTGCTCCTGACCAAATTGCAATCAATCCGCTAGGAACGTATGCGCCACCGCTACCGCTAGTCGCTGCTACACCAATAATGCCGTAAATGTTGTCATATGTTTGTATAACATTGTTTGACGAATCGGCAAGAACAAACTTATAGTTGTAGCCGTAAGTCAACCAAATCTCTACTTGAGGACGCCCGTCTGTACCGAGCACAATAGGGTTGGTATTGGGAATCGTACCGCCATTATCAGAGTAAGTCGTTAGCGGTGTGCTTGACCCAGCCTGATAGGTGTACAGCAATCCACCGTTTAACGGTAGTCCGGTTGTGGTAAAGAATTGAAATCCATTACCGATGGGTGAAAGATTAACGCTCATGGTTTTCCTATATCAGAAAGTTTTACACCAGCACCAGGTTTTAGCGCCTCTTTAGTTTGTTTTCTTATTGCATTACTTTGTAACGCCTCTCTACCCATTGTGCCAATTGGAACAATATTAGCAGTTGTTGCATTTAATGCTTTTTCTAATCCTGAAGCTCCCAACGCTTTAGCTGCTGCAACAAAAGTATTTGCTTCGTTAACATAAGATCCTCTTGGTCTAGCCTCAACATATTGGCCTGTTTTCACCAAGTTTCTCAACATTTGAGCATCGCCACCAAACAAAGCGTCTAACTTACCATCAACATCCATTTTATTAATGGCTTTGTTAAATTTGGCAGTTGAGAAGTTTCCGCTTGCGTCTGTGGCCTCTCTTGTCAAATAGTCCAATGTACCAGAGCGCAAATGCTCAATAGCTTGTGGGTTTTCTTTTAAAAGATTAAGGGAATTGGTAAAGTCTGAATTTTTAGACCTGACCACAAAGTTTTGTATAAAGTCTTTTGTATCTGCTTTGCCGTTAACAACTTTGTTATATAGATCATTTGTGCTTTCTAATTCAAAGTCGTGTTTGGCTAAACTTCTGGCATTGTCTGCTGCAGCTTTGAGTTCAGCACTAGCACCAGGCATAGGCAAATTTTCTAATTCTTGACGTACCACACTTAAAGCATGGCGTACATTACCGTCATCTGTTGCCCTTGACGCCTTTGATATTTGAGTGCGTAAATTCTCAAAGTTGTCAAAGTTCATTTCTTTTTTGCCACTTGCATAATCTTCTATTCTGCGCTTAAACACTTCAGGCAAAAACTCTGATTCCTCACCTTTGGATAGCGCAGACAAAGCATTGTCAGCAAATGTCTTGGCATTAATTGGAAACTTACCACCACCCAAAGCCTCTAAGTCTTTGTAAGCAGTTCTAGTAGCCTCAATATTGTTTTTCTTAATGTCATTAACAAAACCGATAGCATTTCCTGCATCGTCAACGTAATCGGTGGTAAATACGTTAGGAGCTGTGCGCTCTTTGATCGCTTGGGCATTAGCCAATAAATCTTTGTTTTGCTGGTTAAAGTGCTCAACATATTGCTCTTTAACGCCTCTCTCATTTCTTTCTTTGGAAATAAGGTTTGGATCTTGTAAGGCTTGTCCTTTGGTCAAACGCACAGGAATTGGCAAAGAATCTGCTTCTAAATGACGCGCTAATACATCTGCATTAAGATCAGACGGAGCAACTGTTTTAAGTTCGGCAGCAAGTTCAGGTGTTGCAGATTGAATGGCTTGATCCAATACTGATTTGTTTACAGTCTGGGCAGCACCAGCGTTTTGTACGCCCTTTTGAGCCATTTGCTTCTCTAATTGAGATGCAACTTGAGATCCTTGTTTGACAATTTGTACAGCAGGCAATGCACCTTTTGCGGTACTCAAAACTTCTGGCGCAGCAATAGATGCGGTAAATGCCATGTTTCTTACGTCAGATGCAGGAATACCTGTTTTCTCAGATATTTGTTCTGGCGTTAATCCAAGCACATTAGATAAGTGATTTACATATTCCGCTATTTGACCAGGCACTTTACCTAATGGATGTTTGTAGGCTTCAGTATTTTGTACGCCTAAAGCCTCGCCAATTTTAGGTTGGAAATAAGAACCCATTTGCTCAGAAAACTTAGTTGCTTCCTCTGGCGATCTTTGGGCTGCCCTTGCGCTTGCATAAGTTGCAGCAGAAACTGCTTGGGGAACAATTCCCAAAAGTGTGTCTAATCCACCAGCAACCCTTTGGCCTAATTCTTTTTTGGCATTAAACGCAGTTTCAATTGCGCTTTTTGTTGTAGGAGAAATCTGTTCTTTAGTTGTTGTTTTCTCTTCAGGTACGTCAACTTGATCCCAAAGGCTTGCCAAAGACTGTGTGCCTTTTGCGCTTGGGATAACTTGAACGTGAACCGCATCATTAGCAAATGGTCTGTGAAGTCCATATTGCTTTAAAAAATCGGTTGGTACGCTTGGGTCAATATCTACCGCGTCACCTGTTTCGTGAGCACTTGTGCCAGGCTTGGCAACGGGATATTTGTTGGGCTTAGACGCTAAAGCTGCTTGCTGATCGTATGTGCGAAAACCGCTAGTAACAGGCATTTCTTTGCCGTACTGTTTACGATAAGCATCCTTGGCTTGCTCAAGACGATCGTTTAGATCACCTTTAAGGCCAGTATCAGATGAATCCCAAAGTTCGGCAAGTGTAGGCATTATTTAATCAATCCTAATCTTCTAGCTTCTGCTAATTTTTCGGCAAATTCTTTACGCTCATCAGGTGTCATTGATTGTTTAAGAGATTTTACTTGTTCCGGTGTCATCTCTTGCAACAATCTAGGATCAGCAATTTTTGCAAATTCTAGTTGCTTATTCTGTAAAGCAATTGGATCATTAACAAATGGTTTTAAGAATTCAGCCTTTTTCTGTTTCAGACGTTCTGCAGCGATTAATTGATTAGATGCCTCTTTAATTGCATCAATATTCATTTTCTTATTAGGATTTGCTGCTTCTGCCAAAGTTCTTGCCATGTCTGTATTGCCACCAGCAAGAGATAATAACGCAGAGTTTTTAGCCAATACATCAGTATTTGCTTTTTCTAATTCAAAAGCCGGAATACCTATTGCATTGGCTAGACCAGTAACAAATTCTTTGCGAGATCCACCGACCCCAGTAAAAGATTTATTAGCTAAATCTTTAATGTTTTGCAATAAACCAATTCTGTTTTGAGCAGTTTGAGCATCAGCAAATGTCTTTTGTATATCTTCTGTGCCAAGTCCTGCGTTTGGTGGTAAAGCACTTGGTACAAAACCTTGTTTGCTTTGTGCGCCAAGATAACCTGGTTGACCAGTTGGACTAACCGTTGGTGTAGATGGTGGTAATTCCATTTGCATAGCAGGCCCAGCTTTAGTGCCAGGGGCTTGCATAGCCAAACTAGGATTGCCCATTGTGATAGGAACTGCTTGTTGTCCGGTACTAAGCATTTGAGCACTAGGAAATCTTCTTTCTAATTCAGCTTCTGCCGTTAAAGAATTAAGAGTATGTTTTGCAATGTATGCCCTTAATTCTTTGTCTGTCCCTGCAGTTGGCAGTCCTTGTACTGCTTGAATAATTGCCTGATCTGGCGCACCAGCATTTTGCATGGTAGACACAACATGATCTTTAATTCTGTCAGGCGTGATTGGATCTGGAGAATCCAACATTTTTATTAGATTACGACTTGAATTAGCCTGTTGTTTTTGTAAGTTTAATAATTGTGCGTCATTGGCTTGTGCAATAGCATTATTAGCAACTGCCTTTGCATGGGCAACATCATATTCTAAAGTTCTCTGTGCTTTTTGCGCTTGTGTTTGTGACAAAGACAAATCCGCTTTAGCCTTTTCAACCGCAATCGGGTTTAATACTTGTGATTGTTGATAAGATTGAGCACCACGGGCAATATTAAGCATATCGCCTAATGATGTTTGCGGTGGTGCGTCTACTTTAATAGGTGAAAAATTAAATCCAGCCATATTTATCCTTGAAAATAAGAGCCAATTCCACCAGGCTGTGCAATTTGGGCTTGAGTTGGACTGCTATAAGTTGTTGGATTTATACTGCTATTTTGGTTTAACAAAGACCAAAGCGTAGCACTATTGCCTAATTGATTTATAGCACCACCATAAGCCTGAGCTGCACCAACTTGCCCTTGTCCTAATGCGCTTGCTGCACCAACTCCTAATTGACCTTGTGCCGTTGCAGCATTTGTTCCGGCAGCATTAACTGCGCTTTGACCTGTTTGACCTATTCCGGCTATTCCTGCCAATGTATTGTAAATATTAGAACGTTGTGTTTGGAAATTGTTAAATGCGTTTTGGTAAGCATTGCCTGCAAAGTTTTGTGTAAATTGTTGCAGCCCTTGCGCAGCATTACCACCTCCACCACCAACATTATTAATTGCGTTTGTTGCACCTTGACCTTGCTGAAGCTGAAATGCGTAGTTAGGGGCTAAATTTGAGTTTAAGTCTTGATCGCCAAATTGACGGGTTAAATAGCCTGTACCTTCACCAGAACCTGATGGGTTTCCGTTTACATCGTATTTTTGATAAGTACCAGAACCTAAAGCACCTAATTGATTTAATGCGCCATAACCCGCTGCCCGTTGGGGCGCTTGCTCTTGGTTGATAGTATTAAAGTTTTCTTGTTGGAGTTGTGCTGCTTGTTGAGCTGCTTGCGCTTGCAAATCCGCTGCTCTAGTCGCTGCTGAAGCGGTTTTGTTTGCGCTATAAAGACCTAATACGGCACTACCGCCAATAGCTGCTGCTACCCATGTCATAATAATTCCCCTTTTAACTGGTTGTTGGCACTAAATAACGCCAATTCATCCGGTTCTATTAACTCTTTCTCGATTTTATCTAAATTAGTCTTATTAGTCTTGTGAAATGTAATACCAATTGCATCGGTTACGGCTAAAGTAACCCTTTTTGTGCCTGGTTTAGAGCAAATAATATCGCCAGGATATAAATGCTTCATCCCACCCTCTGACCAAGCAATAATCTCACCCTTTGCACATAGGAAAAAATGATCCTTTTTGTGTACTTTTCCAACAATCAATGTGCCTGCTGGACGGGTCAGTTTACGGCAATACATCCCACCAGAAAAGTAATGTTCAGTCTCTAACTCAGCCTGTGGCATCACAGACATTTCTTGTTGGAGACGATCTATCTCTTCACGGGTTGGAATATGTTCTTTTGTTAGTTCCATATTAATTATTGTAATAAGGTACTTTGTACTGTTTGCCGTCAACTGTCACAATCATAAATCCTTGTGGTTTATCTGGAAGTATCGCATTGCCCTGTGTGGCAGTTGATGCTCCCTTAAAATTCAAAAAGTTAAGGAAATATTGCATCCAAGGACGGCTAAGTCTGTTAGTCGCAGGGTCGAGCACCGCAGCCTGTGGGATTTGGGTGGTGTTGTTCAATTTTCACCCTCCGATGCCTTTAGGTTACTTGACACAATAACCGCTTTTACAGGGTCAGTCACCACCACTTCGTAAACTCTATCCCTTGCCGTACCCATCCGTCTCCAAATGGCACGATTTTTATATTTGCCCTGAGAACCTATTGGAACCCAGTATTCTCTAGACCATGTAGAACCGCCATCACTTGACCAACGTAACATAGCCTGTGGGGTACTAAATGGTTGGGTTGGTGTCAACTGGTTTGGAACGCCAATAATAATGACGTCACTTATGCCAATTGTGTAAACTTCGTTAACATAAATGATTAAATTATTACCAACCACCTGACCCGTCTGGGTAGTTGGGGCTATTGTGCCGACACCAGGTTGGAACTGGATCTGTAATTCCTCAAAATACTGACGCTGAAAGTCTGTAACCAGATGCGGAGTACGTCTTAATCTTCTAACGTTTTGACCGTTATCCGTGTAATTATTTGGATCTAATTCGTAGATTTGACCGTTTTGCCAATCCCCAACCAATACCATGTTTTGAAACACGGCAGAGCAATTGGCTCGGCATCTGTGATACTGATTGTTGTTGTCACACCAGAGCCACTTGTGCCACATATCAGTAACAATATCGTATGCCCAAGTTATATCTAATGAGGGAAAGGATATGACGTAAACTTCGTGACCTTCCAACTGGTAGGTAAACGCAACCGCATCAGAAACGGGTTGGTTGGCAAGCGTATTCTCAACAGCATGGTTGGAAATCCTCTTAGGGATATACCCTTCCATGTACATAACCTGAGATTGTCCACGGATGTTACGGCTTAGATACGCAAAAGAGTTACCCACACGGGCAACGCTAAACTTAGCCACAATACCGTGTTGGGTAGAAGTGCCAGGGATTCTTTGAAATGGGAATGGGAACGTACCAGCGTCCACCCAAACCTCGGATGATTCCTCACCCATCAAATAAACTTCGCGGTGGTCAACGATAAGGGAAACTAAATTATCAGGCGCACCGTCTTTGTTGCCATACGACAACTGTGGGCTGATAGGGCTAAGAATGTTAGACGCGCCCCATTGTTGTGTGCCTGTGTGGTTGTAGACAAAATAGTTATCCACAATATCCACAATGTCTGCGCCTTGAAACGCACCGTCTGAACTTGGCAAAATGCTGAAGTTCAAGGCGTACATGGTTTCAGATGTGGATTCTGTCTGACTTGGGCTGACTGTATAGCTACCCGTTCCACCCGTTCCAGTTCCAAAGGTTAACGTTAAGGTCAACCCAGAACCGCCTCCGGACGTTGTAGTGGATGCTGGGTTAATAGGCTGAGTTGTGTAAGAACCCTGTGAATAAACTGTTAATCCTGTTACAGCTCCGCTACTGCCTATACTAGAAACGGTGTAAACCTGTGGAGTTGCACCGTAAACACCGCCAACTACAGTTACCTGATCGTTAACCGCATAGCCCGTCCCTGCGGTCGTAATGGCATAACTTAGGACAATACTGCTACCCAAAGCGGTCACAACGGTGCTTGAGCTAACGTTATTGCCTTGAATTGTCTGGCCTGGGTAAATTGTGCCACTCGCGACAGCTGTGACACTAAGTGTCGTGCCCGAGATCGTACCCGTAAAAACAGCACCAACTGGCGCAGAGTTCATCAGTTCGGCAGTTGATACGGTCTGGGATAAATTAATAGTGTAAGTACCTACTCCACCAGAGCCTGTGCCTGTGCCTGTAATTACGGTTTCCGCTGCCACACCAATACCAAACAAAGACTGTCCGGTTGTAATAACGCCATTGGTGATTGCAGTCACGTTTAAAGTTGTACCGCTAATGGTTGCCGTAAATACCGCGCTAGACGGGCTATTAATACGCCAAGAATATCTATTTGTTCCGTCTGTAATATAGACGTAAGTGCCGTTATCAGTTATTCCGACTTGACCCGTACTGGTTGTCAGTTGTCCGACAATGGTTGGGACTAGGTTAGAGGTGAGGGAATAGACGTAAGGCCCACAGACAACAACAAGTTGTTGAGAACCGGAAAGTGTACGCATCCCACGCACAGGTGCTTGGTTTTGCAGAGCAACAACAGATGTGAGACCTGGCGTTGGATAAAGCGCAACAACTCCCCTTGAACCTGGTTGTTTAAGGGGATCAATCTCTGGTCTCCAATTAATCGTTTCTTGATCGTCTTGATAGATTGATGGAGCTGAGTAAGATGGGCCGACAAAACCAAATTCAGGCATTTATTGTCCTCATCTAAAAAAGCCACCCGACAAAATCCAACCAGCGTCTTTTTGGCGTCCAACAAGCAGACTGTCCGCGTAAGTCGAAACTATTGGCGGTTTCATGTTAGTGCGCTTAACTGTGGCTTTACCTTGGGCAGCGAATTTCTGTATTAAACCAATCTGAGTAGGACTTGCCTTACCGTACATTGGCATCAAACGTTCAGCAAGACACCACCTAAGCGCCATTGTGTAACCTTCTGGCAGATTGATTGTCTCGTTAATGCTTGTGAATTTCTGGAATATTTGATCCACAAAAATGTGCATCTCGCCCTGACTTGGGTTAGGCCAAACGTAAATATTGCCCAAAGTCTCAGTTGGCTCGTAATAGATCGCTTTAGGCCAAGGCCCGTTAAGCGTCTTTAGTCCAATCATCTCGTACTGCTCGATGTTAAGTACAGAGACAGGATAGTCTAAGCCACCGTTAACAATAGGAATACCGTTTGAGTTTGTGTTAATCCTAACAAAACAGGAATTAAGCGACAAAGGACGGTAGTAATAAGCGTTGATTGTCTCGCTTGTAATTGGCGCAGAATAATTAAAGTTGAGTAAGTAAGTTCCTGCCTCGTTCACGTTACCACCAGCTCCTGTCAGCATTTGTTGTATTTTTGTGCCTGCCGTAATGCCAGAGCCTGACAATGTCATACCAATTGAGATACCACCGCTTTGGATGGATGTGACGGTCAGGATGTTGCCAGAGATTGAACCTGTGAAGATTGCACCAATCTGACCGCCTGGGCCAATTGTGTACTGGGTTTGTCCAGGTGTAACCGGAAAGATGATTTCATTCTTGTAAAACACCATCATGCTCTCGTTAGACCATTGATCTAACAAGTCTTGAAGCATATCATAAGCGTCTGTCGCAGCCTCTGGGGTTGGCGTCTCCCCTGCTTCCAATGCGCCAATATCTTTTAGCGCTCTGGAAATAATATCTATAGCTTGGGTCATGGCTCGTCCTATATATTAGGCGTGAATACTTGGGGTTTCCACGGAGGTACAACAGATTTCACCTGTTCCAACAGAGCCAATTGTTCCTCTAATCTTGATTTTATTACATTTTTGCCGTCTCGCATAGAGTCAGCTTCAATCCACTCAGCAACTAATTCCTCAGTTACTTCAGCAAATGGCGTTTTAAGCACAGGATCAACGAAATACCAATTGCCCTCAGTATCAACTGTGTTTGTACCGTCAGTCAGGCTTAAATGGTACTTTGCATGGGTGATTAATTCACCCTCTGCGCTTAGTTCCAGTATTTGCCATTTGTAATTCATGCTATCAAAGCAGTTATTTCTGCTTGTGTTAAACCAAGGGCAGTCAGTTTTGCAAGGGCAGATGCTTTTGCAGATGCTTCAGCTTCTTGTTGGGTTGTGTAATTTGTTTGCAATGTTGTTAAAGCATTATTAACAGTTGTTTCATCAATAGAAACTTGGTTTCCATTTACATCTAATGCTTTTGTGCTTGCAAATGTTCCATCAGTATGCACAGTAACAACATTTGAATAAGCAGACATTACAGCTTGAGATATTGTTGGTTGCATTATCTAATCTCCATAAGTGTTATGGTTGTTTTTCCCTGTTGTTGTGGAAAATTAATTGAATTTCCGCTAGAAGTTTTCATATAAACTGTATATGTTGTTGAACTAGTAGTAGAAGGTGAATCTAAATAAACCATACCAACAGAACCAATTACTCTTGATGTTGAAGAATATATATTAACAATTCCAGTACTTCCATTTCCTAAATTTGTTGTATTATTTCTATATAAAGTAAAAGTTGCTTGCTCACCCAATGTTCCAGTATCTGCTGCTCCATCAGTTATAACAAGAATTGTGCTTGTTGAAAATTGTGGGGTAATTGATGCTGACAACGTTGTTGTTACATAAGATGTAGATGTTGTAGCTGTGTTTGTTATAGTTGTTGCAGTAACAACTTGAACTACGCTACCAGAAGTAGCATTCAAAGCCGGTACTTGGTAATTAGAACCAGTAGGGTATTGAACCCCTGATGAACCGTCAAGAACTAGGCTCATGGTAATGTCTCCATAAATGTTGTTAGTGCTGTTCCAGTAATAGGATTACCTTCAGCATCGTTTAAGACTACTCCGTTTTGGATTTCATGCTTAAATTTTTGGTAGTCTGTGTTGTCTTTGTCAAAAGGAATGGCAGTTCCATCTGTTAATCTTCCAACAGATTTGGGTTGTCCACGCAAAAGGTCATTAGGGTGTTGCTGATACATTTTTATAACTCCGCAGTAAAGTCAACATAAGCGCCTGTACTTAAACCATTCCAAAGGCAAGGTCTATTTGCTGTACCACCACTAGAAACTGTAAATCTTTGTTCAGCAGTATCATATCCAGCATATAAAGTGCTTAAAGTTATTGCAGCAGTAGTGTTGGTAATATCGTTTGCATAAGTACCACTCTGGCTTATTGATGGCGATGCTCTCATTGTTGTTGGGTATTTAACAGAAAATGCACCGGCTGTTCCACTTGTAAAAAAACCACTAGCAAAAGCAGTTTCACTTGCATTTGAAATCATCTTTGCATAATACCTTTGGCACAACTGTAACTCAGTACCATAAGGGCGATAATCAAAAGATGTTGCTTGGGTTCCTACTTCTAGTTGAACGCCTGTGATGTAGAAGGTTGCGCCTGATGTACCTACTACAGATACTGCTCCTGTTGGGGCTGAGTAAAATCCAGAAGCCCAAGCACCTGCGGTTGTGCTTTGAGACGTTCCAGAACCTAAATTAAAAAACACAATAAGTCCTGCGCCATTTGTAGCACCTACCCAAGTACCTGATGTATCACCTGCAATAGTAATGCTTATTTGAGTCCAAGTATTTGCTACTGGAATTGAATAGCTAAATGGATATGACCTGCTTAAAGCACTATTACATAAAGAACCGCCAAAAGTTCCTGTTAATGAACTGTATGCCCAAAAAGATAAAGTAACTGTTTTTGCACTAGATGTACCAAACACTAAGTCTGCCGTATTAAAACCTTCTATTGATTGAGATATTAAAAAATAATCTCCACTAGCAACAGAATAAGCGGAAGAAGAAGTTACTGCTAAATAATTTTTAAAACCTGCACCTACTCTTGTTGCATATCCTGTTTCAGTTGCGCTTGGTGTTTGTTGGATTGTATATTTTGAAGCAACTGTTGCAAAAGTGTTAAATCTATCTACAGCATAATTTGTTGCATAAGACCCCGCTACTGTTGGCGTAACAGAAGCACCATTAGCTCCTTGGCTAATATTCATTGCACCATTAATAATCCTATTACGCAATGATGTAATGTTTGGGCTTATTACCCCACCAGTTGAACTGGTTAGGTTGTCTACGTTAAGGTTTCCGTATGCCATGTTAAGTTCCTGATGTTGAAGCTAACAAATAATAAGTTGTGCCACCAATACTGACAGCAATCTTATTTGTAACCGTATTTGTTGAAGAACTAGAAACCGCAGTTTCAACTAAAACGTTTCCTGTAATTTGTGGAACAGTAGCAGAATATTGTGATGTACTGCCAGAAACCAATACAAGAGACCCAGAGGTATCGCTACTTAAACTAGCCCCAGATGTTGCAGTACCAGCCGTAAGATTTGTACTCATAAAACCACCCACCTTTGTCCATTAGAAACTGTGACTGTATAGCCTGACGCAATAGTTATTGGACCGACAGAAAAGCCGTTTTGCCCAGTCGCTATTGTATAACTAGCCGTTATAGAATTGTTATTTATTTGAATAGCGCCACCAGCTTGTGCGCCACCTAAACCGCCCCATCCAGAGCCGTTATAGCCCTCAAATGTCGCGGTTGTCGTGTTAAACCCGTAAAGTCCCGTCACCGGAGTGGGTCTGGTCGATGTTGTCCAACTATTTACCACGGGCGCAGTAAAAGTCTTGTTACTTAGCGTTTGGGTTGTAGCCAAGCCAACAAATGTGTCAGTCGCAGCGGGTAAAGTCCAAGTATAAGTAGCGGAAGTGTTAGTTCCGACTACGTTAATTACGCCTCCGCTAGTTTGTTGAAAAACTAAAAGTCCCATATATTTCCTTTAAAGAACTACCCATTTACTGCCAGAGGGTACGGTTACAGTAACGCCATTGCTCAGGGTTACTGGCCCAACCGAACTCGCAGCGTATCCAGATGGGATTGAATAACTTGCGCCAACTGTCTTGTTATTAATAAAAATACCGTTGCTTGCACTAACTTCCGCGCCTGTCAATACGTTAGGCGTTGTCACATTCCCTGCTGTACTGATTGTCAAAGCGTCAGATGACCCTGTGTTGACAATAAAGTGGATTGCGTTTGATGTCAGCGTACCAATGTACAAATCGGTAGATTGGGTTTGCAAATAAACGGCATTTGCGTTATTTGTGATGTTTTGTCCAAGATTGTTATAACCTGAACTTGTTATGCCAAAGTCACCGTAATAAGTAGATGCTGTGCCGTTGTTGTTACTTACGATGAAATCCGCAGATGCTTTTGTACCGTTATTTGTGTTCTGAAGTATTTTTTGAGCGTAATTATTAACGCTCATTGTGTAAGAACCAAAAATATCAATATCAGTATATCCAAGCGTTCCGTAGCTAAATGCGCCCTGATTGAGTGATCCTGTGATCGTCTCAGTCGCTATGATTGCCCCACCGCTGACAACGGTTGATGTCAAAGTGCCTGTGTTTGGCACAAAACTCAATTTTGTAGAACTTGTGCCTAAAGCGTAATTGGTTGAACCCGTAGTACCTGGGGACATTGTTGGGTAAAACGTACTGCTTGATGTCGTGCTATCTGTGACCTGAATGTTCAGCGCATTTGTAGCGGTTGTGGCAGTCGTTGCCGAGCCTGCTGTCGTTGCGCTTGTTGCGGTCGCTGCGTTGCCCCCAATACTTAGATTAGCGACTGGCGTTGTGCTAGACACGACAAATGGCGCAGTTCCCGTTGCTACTGTAGACGTAATCTGACCTGTTGCCGATACGGTTGTAAATGAGCCTGTGCTTGGAGTTGTCGCGCCAATTGATCCGTTGTGCGCCCCAGAAAAACCTGTTGACGTAAAAATACCTGTATTTGGGTTGTACTGAAGTTTTGTAGAACTTGTGTATTCTGTGGCTAGGTTTCCGCTAGTTTGGTTAGCAAATAACGGGTATCTTGTGCCGTTAGTAGTTGTATCGTCTGTTACTGTTGCGTAACTAGCTGGGGTTGCCCAAATTGGAGCACCAGATCCTGTTGACTGTAAAAATTGACCCGAACTACCAGCAGCGGTTATCGCCAAAGCAGATGCGCCAGAGTAAACCACGCCACCAGCCACAGCAGTCAAATTGGCATTTGTACCACCGTTTGCTAAAGATACCTGACCGCTTAACGCACTTGTCGGGATGGTTGTGGACGCAGTTACAACAGAAGCTCCGTTACCATACAAATAACCTGTAAGTCCTGTCGTGTAGAGCGTACCAAACGATCCGCTTGTGAGGGTTATGCTACTTGTCCAAGACGGAGCACTTGAGCTACCGTTTGTGATTAATACCTGATTAGCCGTACCTGACGCTAAAAATGACGTTGCGCCTACCCCAGATTGGTAGGGTAAAGCGTAAGTTGTACCGCCTGACAGATTTGTCGCGCTTGTCGCACTTGTCGCGCTTGTCGCAGTCGCTGCGTTACCGCCAATGTTTAACGCACTCGCTGTACCCGTGATATTTGTGCCCACCAATGTGGACGGTGTCCCCAGATTTGGTGTAACAAGGGTCGGTGAAGTCGCTAGAACTACGTTTCCGCTACCCGTTGTACTTGCGTTTGACGCTGCGGTCAGTTGACCTTGAGCATTGACCGTAAAGTTACCGATTGTGTAACTTCCTGCTGTAACAGCTGTGTTAGCAATCGCAACTGTGACTGGCGTACTACCGTTGTAGGACGTCCCAGATAATCCTGTGCCAATTGTCAAAGCATTAGAGGCCGTTGCTGTAATCGCCCCAGATCCACCAAGACTAATTAATGTGCCATTTACTGTTAATGACGAATTAGTTAATCCTGAATTAGGAATTGTTGCGTTTATTTGACTAGGCGCAATAGAAATTGATGTATTTGTTACAGATGTGACCTGACCTGACGCATTTGTCGTAAATACTGGAACACTACTAGCAGAACCGTAAGTCCCTGCCGTACCAACTGGCGTAATACTAAAAGTGTATCCTGATAGCGTTAACCCTGTCCCTGCGTAGTAAACCGCACCGGACGAAAACTGTGACCAAGTTATTGCTGTTGTGCCAAGCGTTCCACCTGGTTGAACGTAACAATACCATGCTTGCCCTGCTTGTGTGCCTTGCTCAATAAACACAATCGCAGATACATACTCATTCCATGTACTACCGTCTGTTGCGTAAGACCAAGCACCTGATGAAGCTATATATAGACCATTTTGAGCCTGATTGCTCTGGTTTTTAACCAATACGCGCGACCCAGAAGTGACCGATATAGTGTCAATTGTCTGCAAACCGGATAACGTAATGTTGGCAGTTGTAGCCACAAGGACGGGTTGTTTCCATGAAAGTCCGGCAGCAAACGCATCAACATATTGCTTGTTAACAATATCGGTTGGGCTAGATGGCGCGGTACTTATAGATCCCGTTGTTGTCTGAACATTGGTAAACGCACCGCTAGATGGTGTGACCAAACCAATAGTCGTACTATTTATCGTACTGTTTGTGATTGTTAACCCAGACTGGATCGGGCTAATCGTAGCTGTAAATGGTTGCCCCTGACCTATAAACGTCTGAAAATTGCCATAAACGTCAAAATACGCCTGTACTGGCAATAAGTTTTGATCTTGGGTTAAGGCAGGGGCACTCATTAGAATGGTTGAGCAGTAAAGATTAAAGTATCACCAGCGGACATATTCGCTAAAGCACCAGTTGTGATGCTATAGCTGTTCATTGTTGCTGTTGTAGTTGTATACGCTACTTGTTGCAAGAACAATGTTGTGCCATTGGTGATGTCATAACCTTGAACCAACCAACCATTTGGAGCAGCAAAAGGAAACGTAAAAGTTCCCGTATTTCCTGCTGTACTACCAAAAATTACCCTGAAAATGCCGATTTGATTGCCCAAAACTTGGACATTTGAACCGCCAAATCCAGATGAAACAGCTGGTAAAGTGTCATAAGTCAATACCGCAACAGTATTGATTGATTGTGTAGATGCTACTTGATTGGTCATGATTGATCCGCAACAGGCATTACATAAATAGTTGTGGCAGTTCCAACTGCGCTCAGGTTAAATCCACCAGCAGGAACAGCAAGTACGGTTGGCTGAGACATAGATACGCCTAAGACAAACGATGTTGATGTGTTTCCTGCGGTTGGCAGTACCGCTGCTGGAGCTGTAATGCTTGTAGGATTTAAAGGAGCAATTGAAATAGCAACAGGCGTAGTCGCGGTGTTCAAGAACGCACAGTAATTGATTTGGTCATTACCTGTTGGGATAACGCTCAAAGAATTACTGGCTGTCGTTGTAACCGCTACAGCGTAGGTTGGGCCTACGGGACGATAAACGCTTGTATTTGCCATGATTAGACTGCTGTTGCAGGAGCTGGGCCGTCATAACGAACGATTTGGAACTCATATACACCAGATGCAGGAGTTGCAGGAGATGTACTGCAGTTACCAAACTGAACAGTCAATACGTTATTGGTCAAACAATCTGTTTCGGCAATGAAAATACCAGCAGTTTGGTTAGAAATGTAACCGCCTGGTTGGATATAGTCAGTTGTTAACAAGCCTGGAACTGTAAAAGTCTGAACTGCTGTTGTACTGGCAGCGACTTGGGCAGGGGTAAGGGATGGTGCAATGTAAAAAGTGCTTAAAGCATTTCCACGGGCAATTGTGGTAGATGGCATGATTTTTCCTTTGAAAAACTGGGTTAATTGTAACTTTAAAAAGAGAAAAAGCCACCCCTTTTGAGGGTGACTTTCCTCAATTTCAGGCCGGATTAGCTGAAATCGTAGCCATACACGTATACGTCTCCAGTAGCTGTTGTTCCAGCTGCTGTTGTTACGTTTACATACAAAGTTTGGTTAGCAAGTGAAGTTTGGATAGCAGCAGAAGCAGCATCAACATAAGATGTACCGAGAACGGTAGTCAATTGTGATGGAGCAATTGCGCCAAACAAGCTAGTTGCTGACGTAGAGGCTGTGCTAACAATACCCAATGCTGTCGATGTGGAGATCGAAGCTGCTGCGCCTGCGTTATTGACGTTTGTAACGATCAATTCTTTAGGCATGAAAGCTGAGGAGTTGTTAACAGGGAATGATGTCAAACCTGTTGCGTTGAGGTTTACACCTTTAGCTACACCGATAACACGCAACGCTTGGTTCGTTGTGACATTACTTGGGTGAGCCGATACTGTGGTTGCTGGTCCTGGATTTGCCATTTTGTATTTTCCTTTTTAAAAAATTAATTAGGCTGCAATACGGCAAGCAAGTTCTTGGTATAGAGGCGCCCATCCGTAAAGAACATCAAGCCTTGTTGGGATTGAGTCGTTATTAATGGTGTACTGACGTACCACACGAATTGACAAACCAACTTCCTTGTCGCTTGCACGACCAGCAAAATGGACTCCCTCTGGCAGCTCCAAATCTGCTACCGCCAGGGTAAAAGCGTCACGGTGGAAGAGCATATTTTGTGGAGATAGAACACCAGTATTGTTAAATGGTGTAACAACTGCTGTTGTAGAAGTTGTACCAGTTACGATTGTGTTCTGGAACTGACCACCGATGATGATTGCAGGGCTAACTGTAATATTTGTTGCGCCTGTACCTACTGTTGTAGTAGATTGGACAACGAAGTTACGGAGTTTGCCTGAACCATAAGCCTGACGGTTTTGTGGGTTAGTTGCGTACAGGTTAGCAATCTGGATTACGTCACCAGCGTTCAATGTGCTTGAAGCAGATGCTTTTATCTGGATTGTGGAATACTGTGCCCAACCGCTTGTCAAATAACCAATTTGTCCAGAAGACGCTGTGTTGTCAGCAGACAATGTGTTACCTGAGTATGAACCAAATGTTTGGCTCACAACGTTTTGGTCGAGTTTCCAGTTTGTACCAGCAGAATCACGACCCATCAAACCTTTACGGTATTGCTCGGCAATGGCTTCTTGTGGCATGAACAAACCTTTTAAGCTGTCAACGATTGTTGCAGATGTGAAAGGCTCAACGATACAAGCTCTACGTCCGTCTCTTGGTGCGCCTTCAGCGTCAAGATAAGCACCAGCTGTTAAATAGGTGATTAAACCTGTTGGAGGTGTACCAGCTGTACCAACGATGTTTGCTGTTTGAAGAGCAGCCATTGTCAAACCGTCACGATCAATCTTGTTAGCGATTGTTGCAACAGCAGGCTTTAACACGCGGTCAGAGAACATATCCAAACTTAATGCTAAATCCTGAGTGGTAAACTGAGTTGCCACTTGAAATTGAGTAGAAAGTGTTACTGGGGTCGAAGTTTCGTTAAAGTCCTCTACGGAAAGTGCAGGCCCTGTTGCGCCAATAAATCTTCCAGGTCTCATTCTGTTACTTTCACCTTTCGGCTACTGACCATTTCTGGCGGTTCAAGCTCTTCGGCTCAAACTCAGCGACTTCTTTTAGGTTATATCGCTGTTCAGACTATCGCATCCCTTTCGGGGTTTCTCACTTAGTCGTTCAGGCTGCTTTCGCTTGCCCCCTGTCACCTTCCGCAAGGTTTCCAAGTCAATCAGAGAAACTTTTTCGTCCGCATACCTGATCTTTTACGGACGTTTACTGTGTTACCAATCTTGCCACCTCAACGCAAAATTCACAGTAAAAACTGAGGCAGGCGTTTATACCACAGCAAATTGATCGTCATAGTTACGGTTTACTTCGCTTGAAAATGTGAGTTCGTTTTCCAAAACCATTAACGCTTCGTTAGTGATCTTGGAGATCGTTAGCAAATTATTTGCCATTTTGATTTCCTTTTAAAAAATTAATTTACCGTATCTTTCCAGATTTGCGTAGTGCTTTCCATTCATGTATTGACCCAGTAAACTCTCCGTTTTCTGATATCGGCACATCAACGTTAGTACCACCTCGGATCGGATTGATCGGTGCGGGTGCGTTACTCTTTTTCACAGTAGTCTTAGGCGCTTCTACGGTCTTTTCAAACCTAGCCTCTAACTTACCAATCTCTCTTAAAGCACTTGAGGGTGATAGACTATTTAACCTTTGTGCAACTTCGGGATTCTCAGCCAGATGGTAAAGAATCTTTGGCCCTACATCGCTCTCTAGTATCGAGTCTCTTACTTGGTCAGAGACTGTTATGTCCCCAGCACTAGCAATCATCTCGTCATAGTCAGGCAGTTCAGCTTTGGCTTGATCTAACTTAGTTTGCCAAGAAGTCATAACCTTTTGGCGCTCTTCATTGACCTTACGCTCGGCCTCTACCTTGTCTCTCTCTCTTAGCGCTTTAGCAGTCGAATATTCTGCCAATGCTTTTGCATATTCAAACGCATCGGTAAAATCACTCGGCCTCGGCTCTTGATCTGTCTGCTCTGCCTTTGCAGGCTCGGCTTTCTTTTCTAAAGCCTGTAAACGTGCCTCTAATTCACTAGCTCTTTGACGCTCCCTATCAGCTTCCTGACGGGCCAATTCACGTTGCTTAGTTAACTCAGAAAACCGTTTTTCAAGTTTTGGATTAGGCTTTTTCTCGCCCTCCTCTACTGGTTTGGTCTGCTCTTCTGCTACTGGTTCACTCTGCGGTTCTTCTGCAACTGGCTCGGGAGTATTCTCAACCGCCTCAGTTACCGTCTCCGTAGCTAAACCCAATTTGTTAGCATAAAACTCGCCTGAATTTTCGCTCGTCAATACTGACGATGCTTCTCTCTCACTAGACATAGGATTTCCCTAAGAATTTGCCCCATGTACCTCATGGGTAAGGTTTAGTCAATATAACTGAAAGTAATTATACTGTCAATTGTTTACTCTTCTTCGTAATGACGAATCGTATATCCTCTTGGCTCTTGCGATAAAACCATATGTTTCATTCCATGCTCAGGATGTTCCAAAGGCCTAACCGCGTGTTTCCATTTTGCATCTTTTACAGGTTGCAAATCTTCACCATAAAAAATATCAGGGTGAGTTTTCCAACCTTTTTGTTTGAAATGAACTCCTCTTGTCATTTCATTCCATGCTTGATTTGCATGGGGATAAGTTCTTTCTTTGTGCTTTTCAATAACTTTAGAATTTTCTAAATCAGGCAAATTAGCAGAAATATGCTCTTTCTTTTTTGGCATTTCTTTTTTTGCCATTTCTGATTTAATAAATTCCTCACGATTGGCGCTTGTAACGGTTGGCATTAGATGGCCCTTTCTGTAGTTTCTGATGATGCTTCGCCTCTAGCTTTAGCGTCTAATTGAGCTAATATTAAAGCAAATTGACCTTTTAGATTCTCAATTTCTAAAGCAGTTTGTGATTTCAAATCTGCCTCTTGAGCTTTACCGTGAACATTCAACTCAGCGACATATTTACGCTCTGAATTTCTCATCTCAATATCATGGGCTTTTGCGGTCTGCCTCATTAATTCACGCTTAGTTTCGTTGTCTTGCTTAACTTGCTCGATGTCTTGGCGTTGCTTCATAGCCAATTGCATAGCTTGCATCTGTTGTTGAGCCTGTTGAGCCTGACCTTGCGCTGCCTTAATCATAATTTGAGCCTCTGGCGGTATATCAGAGTGCTTATCAATCTGAGCCATTGGGTTAAGAGCAGCCAAACGGTCTGCAATAACGTCTGCGCCAGGGAAATCCATATTCCTGAACACCAAGTCCGCAGCTGCATTAAAGAGTTGCTCATTACCTTGCAACAACGGCATCATCGCCTCAACTGCCTCTTGACGTTTGGAGTTGTAGCCTGGGCCTGTCTCCATAACTACGTCATATCTGCCCACAGTTACGTCATTTTTAACCCGTCCAACTGCGGTGCGCTCATTGATTGTTAGCAACTCAGGCTTTCCGTCATCACCAATAATACGCATCATGCGTTCGGTATCGTAAATCTTAGGTATTAGGTCTAAGATTACTTTACCCACATAAGCAATTGACTTGGTTAAGTTGTCGTAAAGGTCAAAATTGGTCAGGTCAACTTGCATTTGCTGACCATTTAAAGCCTTACCGGACATATTCCCTGGCAGTTGTTGGCTAGGATCGTAAATACCGATAATGGTTGCCATATCGTTATTAATCTCTTGCGCTGCAGCCATAATTCCAGCAGGAGGAGGCTCTGGTTGCATCCTTTGCGGGGCAGGAGCTGGATTACCATCAATGTCGGTCTGCTTATAACGCAAGGTTGCAATTGACTTAATGTTCGCAGCTGCCCAGTCCAACTCGTGACCTTCGTCCTGACCCTCTGCTATGATCCATTTGGCTTTAGGTGCAAGCGCAACAGACTCAGTCATGGAAGTCACCCAGAAGTTGTACATTCTCTGGCTGTCTTTTGCATGACGAACCATGCCAAACTTCTTACGTTTATCGCCAATAACAACGTGACGTCCGTAAACTGGGATGATTGGTATGTAGTAACCAGGCCAGTCGCGCTCCTCTAATACTTCAATGGCGGTTAGTTTTTTCCACTTAATTGTCTTTTTAACGGATTTACGCTCGTTGACAATAAACAGACCAGCCATCTCCATGCGCTCAAAGAAATCTTTACCGTCTGCAAACCGTGTAGAACCATCTGAGAGCTGATATAGCGTTGCAGGCTCTCTTACTGTGTACCAATACTCGGCTACTCTTATGTCTTCTCTGGTGATCCATTCGCTTTGCGTATCTCCTGTGCCCCTTTGCGTAAATGATGTCTCGTCCGCATCAGGGTAAAGTTCCTTAAATATCTTCTTAGGCATCATTGTTGTAATCAAACAACGCTCTTGGTCTGACCCGTCAACTGCTATTGAGTTGGGATCCATGTAAACAGTAAAGGGATTATCAATCGGGTCTATAAAGATTTCTTGGTCAAAAGAATCTTCCCTTACATATCTGTGGTCAACCCTTAAATATCCCCACCCCATGCGTACAGCGTAGTTATAAGCATTATCGTAAGCATTGTCAGCATTGGAATTGACCTCAATGTGTCTGATTAAACCTTGAATGACCTCAGCCTCTGCAGCGTCCTCAGACGTATTGGTTGCATGAACCTTAATTCTGGGTCGTTGCTGACGTTGTTGGTTTGTAACCTGACGGCAATAACCGTCCAACTTGTTGATAGTCAGGACGGGACGGGATTCTAAGTTACGGGAGTTTTGTAGATCAACAGGCCATTGATCGCCACCAGATGCAAACTTTAGATCTTCTAAAGCCTCTTGGCGGTTCATGGTGTCCGCATCATTGGCAAACTTTAAGAATTGCTTTGCCTCATCAATGATGGGGTCGTAATCGGTTTCTTGAGGGTCTAGTGCCATTTAAGCCATCCATGATTGTGGTGGAGCATAGTTTACCCTCTTTGGTTGTTTAGGTCTAGTTTCCTGTACGCCTAGAGCTATATACCGAAAAGCGTCTGCTCCGTGTGAATATTGGTCGTGCAACGGGTTTTTACTAAACTGTTTAGTATCTGGATCTACTTCGTACCGATAGTGTCTAAGGCATTGCAGTCCATCATAGCAATTATCTCGGTCAAAGTAGCAGTTTCTGAATATAGTACGCGCTGCATTGATAGAGTCTGCGATAGCAGTTCTTGGAATGATTTTGGTCTTAAACCCTGCAGACCTGACAATTTCCTCGATTGATCGTCCGTTTGATCCAATGGTTTTGTTTTGTGCGTCATGTGGCAACCATAAAGTATCGTAAACATACCCAAAAGTCTGCATCAAAGCCAAATAATGGCTCATGGTCTGCTGACTGTCCTCAACATAACGTATGAGCCTGATTTCCTGTGCAATAAACTGTACAAACCAAATAGATGTGGAATCAGCCCAGCCAAGATCAAACACCGCAACAACTGGCTTGGTCGGGTCGTATCTGACTTTAGTGATGCGCTCTTCCAACTCAGCGGATTGCATCTCTCTGGCAAACACAGCACCGTCCACAGTCTGACGGCACAAACCCTCCCAAACCGTGTTGTAAGCCTCTGGATCTCTGGACTGCAAGGTTCTGCGCTCATGGTCGAGCACTTCAGGAAACCAAGGATTATCAGACCAATTAACCTTTCTGGTTATACAGTTTTCAGGTGGATTGAGAATAAACCGCTGGAACGTAGCGTCTGATTCCAACTCTGGGTTCATAGTAATCCAGATCTCAGAATCCTTTGCTCGGATGGTCGGAATGAGAATATCCCATGATCTTGCCGATACTGCCTGAGCTTCCTCAACCCAGACTATCGTACAACCTTCGTAGGATTTAATATTGTGGGGGTTATTTTTTAGGCCAACAAAGCTGAACTCTGTGCCATTTGCGCCCCTGATTGTGGTTTGGGTTATCTCGTAAAACCCAATCAAACCCAACTCAACGATCTGGTCGCTCAGTAGCTTATGAACTGATTGAGATATGGAGTTCTGGAATTCCCGAGCGCAAAGTATTCTGTGGACTTGCTTCGCGCCCAAGATGAGCAATGCTCTCGCAACAGACCAAGACTTCGCAGAGCCTCTTCCTCCGTAAATACACTTGTATCTACTTTTCTCAAACAAGCATTGAAGTTTGACAGGGAATTCTGCCCTTTTGACGGCTGTATTAATCTCATTCTGATCCATTTGGCGCTACAAACGATACCTGAATACTATTAAGAATCGGTGAGCCATCAGCGTTTTCTATCGAAGTCGCTTGAATTGCTTTACCTTCAAGTCTATCCATCAACTCTCTAATCGCCCAAGGTTCGCCCTCTTCTGCCTTTGTCACCAACTGCTCTGCAATCGCTCTAAGTCGATGTGGCTCAGTCGTTAGAACAACGCGCAGACGATCAGAAAACATCCTAGATTTGGATGCGTTCTTGTTTCCTACTGGTGCTCCTGCGCTCATATTGTTTTAATGTATAAGAAATTGATTTCTAATAGATTTTAGCTATTAGTCGGAGCATCTGCCTGAGTTGTCTCAACTGTTTGTACAGGCAACTGAGCATTAGCTTCTTTTGTTAACTTTTGGATTAATAACTGTATATCTCTAGCCTTATGCTCTAACGCTGTGATGATGAGATTAACGTCTTGGACTTCGTGTTGAAAATTAAACATTTTTATTCCTTGTTAAAAAAAGTTGGCAGTTTCGGGGATAACGACCCTTGGGTACTATTGTTATCGGTTCAGCCACCAACAAGAATGAGGACTGCTACCTGTTGTTCACAGAGCAGAAACCTGCATCTCTCACAACCCTCATACTTGTTAGCTGTTGGCAAAATAAGGCTTTCTTAATGCATCATAACAATGCCCCGCCTCGTATATACCAACAAGAATGAGGACTAGATCTTCGTCACCTTGTGCACAGGCTCCTCCCCAATCCTCATACTTCTTAGCGACCTTGTTTGTGTTTACGGCCTGGGCCTTTTTTGGTTGATTTGGAGTTCTTGCCTGCTTGCCACTTCATAAATAGATGTTCATCCATTCCCATTGCAATCAGTAAGTGAACGGCTAGAGTTGCTTTCATTTCTTTTTAGCATCTTTCTTGGCTGCCTCGCGCTTTACGTTCAACGCAATTGCAACAGCTTGTTTTTGTGGTTTACCAGCTTGAATCTCTTTTTCTATGTTTTTACCTACATTTTTTTGTAGTTTTGACTTAATTAACGGCATCTTCTTGATCCTCTATAAAACACACATCTTGCCACGACATAACGATGAACTTCTCGTCACCGTCCTTGAAATTATGATACTTCAGGTATTCGTCTTTGTAGTCTTTAGCTAAAGTGCCGAAATATACCTTGTCACCAACCTTAAGTCCTTCCTCCGCTGCCTCGTCTCCAACAGCAACGACAAAACCCACAGAATCAGTTTCTGCGGTTTGGATGTACAGGGTTGATTGTATTCTTTGTATCGGCTTAACGATAATCTTGTCTTTAATCGGCTTCATACGACTTGCCTCCGACTAAGTTTTTGTCTACCGCGTTTTGCAATAACGACATCTGGCTCTTTATATAAAAAAGCCTCCGATGGGCCTACACCGGAGATAAGTTTGGCAACAAATTCACCGCACCATTCGTTCTGATGACGATTTTGGTATACAGGATAACGCCTGCATTGGCCTAATGTTTGATTTTGCTGTAGATCAAAATATCTACATAACCTACAATTACTATCAGTCATCGCAACTCCTTTATCAGTTGTGTTGATTAGAGACCCTTAGAAAGCGAGGAACTTTCTAGGGGTTTCGTTTATTACATCTTGTCTTGAACGTGAGGCATACGCTCGTGAGTGTAACACTCAGATTCTCTTGAACCTGTGTTGAACTCACCAGTACGTCCGTCAACCTTACCCATGTGGCTCATGTCACGGGCACCGATGCTATCGGCTTTACCCATTCCTACGCCACCTACTAATTTAGCTTTGCGCTCACCAGACATATCACTTGCGTTAGCGCCTTTAGGCATCTTTTCGCCTGTCATGCCAGGTGTTCCTTTTGTGCTGTTTGGGCCTTTTTCACTACCCATCTTCTCGCCTGAGCGATCAGAAGCGGCAACGCCTTTAGGCATTTTTTCTTTACCGTAGTATCCCATTTTAATTCCTTTAGTTAATGGAGGCTTTATTTTCGCACTCACATACAATTTGTCAATAGGTTTCTATTGTAACAAAACTTTGCTATAAACTGGATATGAAAAACCTCCCAAGTCCTGATGACGTAAGATATTTTGATACTCAGATTGCCTATTGGCAAGCAATACTTGGGTTACAGGGTTGGCGTATTGAACGCTCTACAAAAGCCAGTACCGCTATGGCAGACGTATCCTTTGACTACCCTGCAAAAATGGCAGTTTACAGAGTAGGAAACTTTGGATCTGCACCTATTAATCAACATTCGTTGTCAATGACTGCTTTACACGAATGTCTGCACGTTTTTCTCTACGATCTCATCCGAACCGCACAAAACAAACCCACAGACGAAGAGCTTGACGCTGCGGAACACCAAGTTATCAACCTATTAGAAAAGATCATTTATGACTGGCGCAAAAAAAATATCTGACCAAGAATTCATTGAGTTATGGGGTAAATATCAAAGTTGTAGCAAAATTGCAACGGTAACAGGATTAAATTTAAGATCTGTACTTAGGAGGCGAAACCGCATGGAATCTAAGCTAGACGTCATTATGAGACCAAGCTATCACGATGCTCACCAGATTGAAAGAAAGATTAATCTGGGCGTAGAAAACGGAACTGTAATCGTATTCTCAGATGCTCACTTTTGGCCTGGCATTAGATCCACCGCGTTTCAAGGATTACTCTGGGCTATTGCGGAACTCAAACCCACAGCTGTCATTGCAAATGGTGACATCTTCGATGGAAGTTTGATTAGCCGACACGCCAAAATCGGCTGGGCAAAGTCTCCTAGCGTAATTGAAGAGCTAAAGGCTTGCGAGGCCAACATGGGCGAGATTGAAGAGGTTGCTAAAGCTGCTAGGCACAATGTCCGCTTGGTTTGGCCTTTAGGCAACCATGATGCGCGGTTTGAGACGTTTTTAGCTGCCAATGCGCCCCAGTATGAGCACATCAAAGGTTTTAGCCTTAGAGACCATTTCCCTGCTTGGCAACCATGTTGGTCTGTTTGGTTGAATGAGAATGTGGTGGTAAAGCATAGGAATAAAGGCGGTATCCATGCAACTCACAATAATACCGTGCAATCGGGGGTGACAATGGTTACAGGTCACTTACACAGTCTTAAAGTCTCTCCTTATACAGACTATAACGGGGTTCGGTACGGAGTTGATACCGGAACGCTTGCAGGCATTTATGGCCCACAGTTCCGTGATTACCTAGAGGAGAATCCTGTCAATTGGCGTTCTGGGTTTGCCGTCCTGACGTTTGCAAACGGTAAGTTGTTAATGCCTGAGCTTGCTATGGTTGAGACCAATGAGACGATCCAGTTCAGGGGCAAAATCATTGAAGTTAAAGATCTATGAGCAAGCCATTAATTGGGGTTGTAACCCTTATTTACTTGGCGATTGCCGTTGACCAACTGCTTAGAGGGAATGTAGGGATGGCAACGGTTTACGCTGGGTATTCCATTGCCAATATAGGACTACTATGTATATAAGGGGCGAACCCCTTATTCTTACTCGTCAGACTCTTCCTCTTCGTCATCTTCCCATACGATTTCGTAATCTTCCTCAGCTTCTGCAACGATTTCAGCAATAAAAGCCTGAATTGCAGCGATAAACTCAAAATCCTCAGACTCAACTTCTAATTTAAAGTCGTAGCCTTCAATAACTAGATTGTGTTCCATCTACATCTCCAATGTTAACGTGCAAAATTGCAGTTAAATCTTAGTCGTGTTTTGTGAAACTTTCATTATTATTTTCTAAGAATATTTTGAGTATTATGTAGATCCAAATGCTTAAAATAGCTATTGATCCACCTAAAAGTAGTATTGACGAAATTACAAGAAAATTACTCATAAAGGTTTTGCTCCACATCTAAGGCAAGAATCCATCCAAGACGAACGCTCATCCCCTGATTTACAAACGTGCCTCCAAATATGGAATCTCTCAACTGGTTTGACTTGGGACGCTCCATATTCAAAAGCATACATGATTTGGTCAACTTGTACAGGGTCGTAATGTTCTTTTAGAACGTCACTAATGATTAGAGATGCCTCTTCTTTATACATATAAACCCCTAGAACATTGCCGAACGCTTGGGAAAGCATTGGACGTCAATGATGATGTCTGACAACATACCGCTGACCATCCGCTTGCTGACAATCGGTACAGGTCTCATGCCACCAGCTTCGCACTCCATTGACGCCTGTATAACCTCGTTTCGGCTCATCTGTTGAGCTTTTGGTTCTACGGTGATCGGAACAATAGGAGCTGTAGCAAATGTAGTTGGCTGCTCAATCTTTGGTGGTTGGGCACACCCAGCCAATAGTAAAAATGGGATTATGTATTTCATTTAATTAACTCCACACCTTTAAGTTTCTTGGTATTGCCGTCAAAGATAAATTCAACGTTGTTTGACCCTTCCTTGGCAAGTTCAACGTAACCTTGTGGGGTTTTGTTAAATATGATGGTTGCGCCAACGGAAAAGTCTGGCAAATCCTCTGGTCTGATCCTGAACTCGTAAGAGCTATCCCAGTTTGGCTTATCGGCTTGACTCCAAGGGTATAACGGACTTGGCCTAGCCTCTATGATTGCGCCATCTGCCCATGCTTTAATAAAGTGTGCGTTTTTGTGTTTCATGTGTTTTTTTCCTTTAATTTAGCTTCTATTGCTTTGACCAAATCTCTTAAAGTACCCCCTCCTTTCCAATCAATGTCATCATCATCAGCCAGACCTACCCATTCTTTAGTTTGTGGTGTGAGGTATAGAGGCATTGAGTCAATAGATTCATCTGGTTTAAAGTGATACAAACCAGCATTTTGGCTAATCCACGCCACAGGCTGACCGTGCTCTTGCTTTGCTTGTTTTTTACCGTCATATGATCCCGCCATATAAGCAATTGTTAAGTCATCAGGCTCATCGTGCTCTTGTTTTAGTGCTTCTTCCAATGCTTTGATAGTTTCTACTGCTTGGACAACATCTTCGTATTTAGAACCAACAACTAATTTTTTTAAAACTTGAATAGCTTGTTTCATTACTTCTTTAGTCATGTGTTGCGCTCCTTTAATATTTGTTCAGCCCATCTTGCTCCATAAATAAAATCAAAATTGCTTGTTTTTGGGTCTTTCATATCCTCATCAATTAAACCTACCCATTCTTTAGGTTGTGGTGTGGTGTAGAGAGGTCTGTTATAAGTTTCTACAAGTTCATCACGACCAGCCTGAATCCATGCTTGTTTTTCCAAGTCTGATATTGCTTTTGCACTATTTTCTTCTAACCATGCTATAGGCTCATCTTGCTCTTGCTTAGGTTGTGGTGTGATGTATTGCTGTGCAAAATCAGCCATCCAATAGAGAAACTTATCTTTGACAATCTGCTGTGCATCCTTTAGTAAGTCATCCCACGCCACAGGCTCACCCTGCCCTTGCTTTTGTTGTAATGGCAATTTTGGTTCAATGTAATAATATTTCAAACCAGCAGGAATTTCTACGCCTCGACCAACACCATCCACTACTTCGTACTCTTGCTCTTGCTTTAATGCTTCTTCTAAGACTTTGATGGCTTCAACAATGTTAGGCCAACGCAACCCGCTTTCATTTAACGCATCAAGTGCTTGTTTCATTACTTCTTTAGTCATGTGTTACTCTTCAATGTTTGAACAGGTGTTACCCACATAGATGCAACATTTCCAGACGATGGGTCTTGGTCGTACACCCAAGGTAGCAAACCGTGGTTGACATCTTGCCGCGGTGCTTTTGGCAAATAAATTTTGAACGCCACAGGCTCATCCTGCTCTTGCTTTAGTGCTTCTTCTAGGGCTTTGATGGCGTCTCCCGTACCTTCTAACCAATGAAATTGGCCTTCAACGATATATGCGTTGGCAATAAAATCACGATAGTCTATCAACGCCTCTAGCGTTTGCTCCATTAGTTTTTTATTCATCATCTTCCCCCATAGCATCAATAATTAACTGTTGCCTCACTAACTCCACGCATCCAATAACTGTTGCCATGTAAAGAGTTTCATCGTATTTGTGAATTAGTTCTAGCATTTCATCAACAAGACTATCCGCTAATTTGCCTTGACTAAAGTTCATGTGTTCTTTTCCTTTAATTTAGTTATACAGCTTTAAAGACTTGTTGATTACGACCGCTAAAGCCAGGACGTTTTTCGCCTGTTAAAACAATTAGTTTTTTCTTAAGCAACGGTCTGATTCTGGGGGATATGGAGCTTGTTCTGACATGGGGTAATGCCAACTCTATGTCTTGACAAATACAGCCGTCAGGAAACGTCTTAATAACGTTTAAGACCATCTGTTCCATCTTGTTGGTATCTACCGTTAGGGCAGCTTCTTTTGACGTATATGGATCGCTTATACGGGCTAAGGCTTGATCCATTATTTTGTTGAGTTCATTAAAAATCGTAAATGTTTTCATAAATCTGTTTCCTTAAATTTAAATAAATCGGGCGGTTCGCATAAAGCAGCGTTGTGTACAAATTTCATTCACTTATACGGAGCTAACCCGTATTACCGCCCTAAACTCAAAATCCGATGTCATCTTTCTCAAAGTTCTTTGGCTTTGGCTCGTTCATGTAAGCCCAACCGTTCCACGCTGGATCTGCAATTGGGATTGAATCCAGTTTCAGCATCGGGCCGTTCTTTGTGTCAATCACAGACCCAATTCTTTGATAGCGGTTCTTTTCTTGACCGTTTTGGTCTTTGTATTTACCAGCTATGATCGTTATCTCTTGCAGTATTTTAGACATTTAAATTCCTTAATTTATTAACTTTAACATTCAAATCACTTAAAAATTTTACTACCTCAGCCTCCAATTTCTTTGCGTAGTCTGTATCCAACTCGATACGCTGCACAAATAATTGTAGATTTTCTGGCAATCTTGGATCGTAAGACACAAAATCACAATATTTACGGCTTGTACAAAGCATCTGCCAAGTCATCTGCGTAATGTATTTTGACGGTACTTTCTGCTCAACCAGCGTATCTAAGTGAGTTGCGGTATTGGGACACTTAATCTCAATCAGCCCATCTTCTCCAACCAAACCGTCAGGACTAGCCCCAGCTTGCTCGATGGTTGGATGCACAACAAAACCGATCTGGTTAACCATATTGCCAGTCTTTAACTCGTACTGGGCACGGGCAAGTGGTTCGGTGTCTGTACCCCATTGCATGGCTGAGTTTGTAAAAGATTCCGCAGGCTTACCCGTCAAAATCTCACAAATCAACTGTGCCTCGTAATTTGCACGACTTGCGGAGTAGCCCGACTTGGTTGTGGCAATAATGTCAGCAACCCGTGAGGCCGTAACTTTACCGCAACGAATGGCAAACCATTCTGGTGAGCCTTGTTCTATATCACTCATCTACACCCCCGTTAATGCCTCTTGGCTCAATTTTCTTGTACTCTCGCTCTACCATCATGCAATCAGCTACTTTGTAGGCTATGCGGATGATCTCGTTGTCAATGGACTTGCGCCCAAAGATAAGGCCAATCAAAGCCTGACTAGCAAAATAATCTCTGAGATTGATTTCGTCCATCATTTTGAACCCCCAAGTTTCTTTTTAAGTTGATCTTTTTTACTTATAAGCACCTTTTGCCAAGGAATATCGCCATCAGTCGCTGCGATTGCCTGAGTAAAAGCCTTTTGTAAAGCCTCTAACGTTACACATTCGTCCATTAAAGCCATGTAATCAGCCATCTCTGACTCATTTACATTTGACTTAACTTCTTGCTTACGACTGGCAGCGTTACCGTCATCATCCTCTGGCGCAATTCCGCAAGCAGCCATCAATGAGTAACGTCTTGCGTATGTCAAAGCAGATCCGTAACCCTGTGGGTCTTGTTTGCTTGCAGGTACATGGAGGATTCCGTTAGCCATAGATTCGCCAGATTCATGAACAAATATGGTCTCAATTGCAACTCCCTTGTCAGATTCATGGAGCTTTTGCATTAGGGCTATGCCGTTGTTGTTCAAAGCGTCTATGACGGCCTCAACGCAAGCTGATAGATCTGCGTAACGGGATTTAAAGTGTGGGTTTGTGGCGGTCTTTAGCGCAGGGCCAAATTCCTTTTGAGCTTGCACAAATGCTGCGTGAATTGATTTCATATCACCCCCAACAACATAGACGCAACAATAAAGATTGCAACAACAATGCAACCAACGACAGCAATAATATCTTCTTTGTCCATAGGTCTCTCAAAGTTAGGCTCTGGGGCTTCAGGAAAAGCCTGAGCAAGGGTTCTGGGGAATTTGCGTGTGGTAGGGTTAATATTGCCCTTTGTGAATTTAATCGTCATTGTCATCCCCTTCGCACTTTGTACATCCAGTATGATCTGGGTCTTGGCAATCAGGGTTTGCGGACAATAAGTTGTAACCGCGTCTTTGCCAAAAAGATTGCATTTCTAATTCGGCAATGTCATCTTCGTAATAACTGTTGTTGCTCATACTATCTCCTTAAAAGACCACTCGATATGTGTGGCATGACTAGAATGTACATCAAAATTGACGTAATTGTTGTTTTATTTAAAAATATTTATAAAGTGTCTCTTTTTAGTCAACTAGCGTGTACAATTAACAACATGGATAAAAACAAAGCAATATCACTAGCGGGTAGCCCAGCCAAATTAGCGCGTTTATT